TGCAGCAATCTTTGGGTCTTGTCTTGACATAGCTTGATCAGCAGCAATTTGTTGGTTATTAGCAGCATCAGCTAAACTCTGTCCTGGCTCAACTTCAAGAGGTACATCACCACCCAAATGCATAGCCATCTGTGGACCACCCTCAACACGAGCAGTTGCCATCTCTGCATACTTGCCCATCATAGATGCAGCTTGAGGACTAGACATCATAAACTTATTCATATCATCCTGCTGCGCTGGGCCTGTATAACCCAAAGGTGATAACAGTTGTTGTTGTTGCTGTGGTGTAAAACCACCAAAACGTTTAGCCATGCCTTATTCCTTATTTACCCATTGTCATCCATACCGCACCTGCAATAAATGTCAGGACTCCAACGGTAGATACTTTTACTAATGTTGACCATATTGATCTGCGTGTATCTCTCCACGCTTCTATTAAGTTACGCATCTCTAGTATATCTTTTTGTGCATCATTATCAAGTAGCCCAATAGAACGTAGTGCCTCTTTAGCACCACGCCTAGCTGCGTTGTCTAGCATTGTCTCTATTTCTTCTGATGTTAGTTTAATGTCAGCCATAGCCTATACCTTATGGTTTAGTAGGCCAATCATCGGCTTCTAGGTGAGGCCAATTAGAATGTGCAGTTATATCACGTAATGCTTTACGATAAGCAGTTTGATCAGAGGTCATTGTACGATCTGATACAGCCCACCAATCTGTTTCAGCTAAAAGTCTATCACGGTCATTACGATTACGACTTGCTGCATTAGTATCTAAAGATGTTTGATATGCAGCTTCTTGTTGTGATTTAGTTTCCCCACCTTCAATGTCAGCAAACATGTCTACAATTTGCCAAGCTTGAACCCAGTTATCCTTGGCATCTTGTACTACACCATTACGTACAACTATTTGATATGTTCCAATACCAGATGTAGGCTTTGGTGTTTCCAACACAGGGTCTACGTTTAATGCGTCATGTGTATTAGTATTCCATGCTCTAGGCATAGACATATTAGGATTGTCACGCCTAAGTTCACCTTGTGTTTTAACTTCACCTGTTGTTCTATTTCTATATTCACCCATTTGATTGATCCTTTCGTATGAGTTTGATTATACTGCTACGGCATAAAAAATATATTCTCTGCCAGTAAGATTTGTGCTTGCGTTTCCATGCTGCACAACTGTGAACCCAGAACTATAAGGGTTTATATTATCACCCCCTATTTGTTGATCAGTTGCATTCAGTGGTAAATAAGGATCACTACCTCCTGATGTAATGCCTCTCTCTGTATCAAAGATTAACCAACTGTCGTTTGCATTTATTGGCTTAATCATAACAAATTTTGCTCCATTAGAAAATCCACAATCTATATTTTGTGTATTACCAGTAGTGCCAGAACCACCATTCCCAGTATAACTTCCTACTTTAGATATACCTGCTAATGAGGCGAACAGCCACGCACAGTAAGTCCGACTAGTGTTATTCACTTCATCATACGTACTACCCACAGAAAAAACTGTATCCGTCATTTGTGGATTGCCGCCGTAAGACCAGTAGTTGCTGCTCAAAGTAGCTGGGGAGGAAGTGTTTAAATTCATATATGCTTTATTTGTATAACTCTCACCCGAATTATAATTCATGTCTTTGTGCCAAACCATCCAGTTCGCTGAATTGGACCTACACTTAATTATTATCATCTCAGGTTTGACGCCCAGTGAGTGCGGTTTTGTGTTTGTTGAAGTGTTACCTCCATCCCCCGAATAGACGACCGTATCCATAAAATGAGGAGCACGTTTCCACATCCAACAGTAATAACTACTACTATTTACAAACTTAACGCCAGTCATGTGATCCCATTCTTCGGACCCTCTGCCAGTACCTTCAGACCAATCATTATCTGCGTAAAGTTGGTTTTGACCTCTTATTCTGTCATAAAAACGAGTGTTTGATCCTCCTGTACTTTTTTCAATAAGAAAATCAACAGGAAAACCACTAACATAATTAGGGGTAGCTGATGTATTTACTGCATCGACTGCAAATACGTCAGAAGCATTTTCTGGTATTGCCATTGGGCCTCTACGTATTGCCATGTAGATGTGGTGACCGTTGTTTATTCCGTTTACGTTGAACCCTCTTGGGTGAGGGTCAAAAATGTCATAGTCACTACTTTCAGCAGCATTTGATTGCGCAGCAAGGTATGTGCCATTTACTCCATTTACCTTTAAGCCTCGCATAGCATCAACTAAAAACCATTGACTGCTACTATCTGTCTGCTTGATTAAAAGAAACTGAGGCTCAAACCCAAGAGTTATGTCGGCAGCATTTCCTGACGATGTGAAGTCTCCACATTTTATAATATCTTTATCTTGATCAGGTCCAAAATTACCGTCATTATTGTTGTGTGCGAATACATAGGCTACATGAGTATCATTATTTTTGTTAACGTCAAAATCTGCACCAACAGTAAACACACTGCTTGTCGGTGCTGTACTATTCCAACTCCCATTACCAGAGTTGATTTCACCATTAGTAGCATTTAGTAACAGTGTATATGCGTCACTTGTTAGGCTTCTGTGCCAAACCCTCCATTCAGTTCCAGTGGCACTAACATTTTTGACCATGATCATTCCTGGAACAGAGCCTAGATTATGGCTTATTGTTCTACCTGCTGTTCCATTCCCTGTATACGTTACAACATCAAAAAACTTTTTGGCTTTGCGAAATGTCCATGATACGTAGTCTGGTCCTCCATATACTGACCCTCCAACAAGCCCCGAACTTGCTGATAAATCAAAGCCATTATTATTAGCTGTAAAAAGACCTGATGAAGAACCCCCTGCATAGTTATAGTTAGGATACAGACTATTACCTTCCGTATCATAAATTCGTGGGTCTTGCGCCGCACTTCGACTTTTGCCCCAGACCAAACCACCTTCAGTCAAGTCAATGTTATTAACTATAGTTTTTGCAGCATCAGCCCCTTCATACAGAAACGTGCTAAAAACATTCTCGACATTAATAACATCACCACCTGCTGCAGTCATCATTAACTTTTTAACGTTACTCATTTTATATTATCCTAAATTTTGTCCTGCTGTAAAACCATACCAGTTACTTCCGCCATCATGTGTATAAAATACAAACTGATCTACAGCAGATGCTGTACTTGTAAGCGTAGGGGCTGTTGCATTAGGCCAATCTATAGTCGAAGGCCACGAGATTGTATAGCCACTAGCTGAACTATCTTGTATTACTTTCAAGGAGAAGCCATAAGCAACACCACTTGTAGGTGGATTGTTCCAATTAAAAGTAGAGATATTTTCAGTTAATGTCAAGGAAAATACATTTCCTGCTTCACAATTAATTGCTGCTGTGCCGCTTGAGGATGATATAGTAGCAAAGGTTTCATTGTAAGAGTCTGCTATAATTTCACCAGTGATGTCAATATCACCTGTATAATTTGCACCTATTTTTGCATCTAGCTGTGTTTGTATTGCAGATGTAACACCGTCTACGTAATTTAATTCTGTAGTACTTGCTGTAATACCATCAAGAGTGTTAAGTTCTGCTGTAGTTGCTGTAACGCCATCTAGTATGTTTAACTCTGCGCCTGTAGATGTAACGGCTGTACCTCCAAGAGTAAGACCACTTGTTGTTATTGTTATGTTAGCAGACCCATCAAAGTTAGCTGCACCTGAAGTTACACCTGCAATTGTAATTGTACGTGCAGTTGTTAGTGCATCTGCTGTAGCTGAAACACCACTGATTGAAGCATTAATTGATCCTGACACAGTTAAATCACCACCAACAGATGCATTACCTGATACGGCTAAAGTTCCCACATTTGCAGTATCAATAGAGCCAGTATCAATATTGGCAGTGCCATCAACATAGAGATCTTTCCACTCGCTGCCACTAGCACCCAAATCATAAGTGTTATCAGCAGAAGGAATAAGATTTGAAGCCACATCAGCAGTCACCGTTACTGTATCTGTATCAGCATTACCTAATGTAACATTACCATTTGCTGCAAGATTACCTGAAAGTGTTGTTACACCTGTAACAGCAAGTGTGCTTGATAAAGTAGTTGCACCTGTTACACCTAAAGTACCACCTACTGTAGCATTAGTAGCTATAGCTGCAGTACCTGCCATGTGTAAATCTTTATACTTTAAACTGCTACTACCAAGATCTACAGTATTATTTGTTTTAGGACGTAATAGAGATGTAGTTACAACAATATCTTGCGCTGGACCTACTACTGTTATGGGGCCACCTTCACTAGCTGTACCATCATGAGTATGTCCTGAGCTAGAACTAAAGGCTGCTTCTACTCCGTTAAACTCATTGTCTAGATCGTCAGCGTCAATAACATTACCGTTAGCAATGTTGTTTGCTGTGTCTATTCTTACATAACCTGTACCCATAAGATTTCCTTACTGTCTATCGTCTGTAGCAAACTCAAAGATTGCTGTGTCTAATAAAAATGAAGCATCTGCACTTTTATCCTCAATGCGTATTGCTACTGTTTCCCCTGATCCTACCACTTGATTTTTATAACTTTGTGTACGAGGTGCTCCATATCGACTAGTATTATAAAGAGTAGCGTTATCACCAAATATACCTGCAATTGCACCTGAATCAGTAATACTAAAAGTTGAAGGTTGTATCTGTCCTATTTTATTTTGATTAAATCTAATACCTGCATTAATATTAATAGCACCACTAGGTTTAATGTAAAAATCTAATTTATAAAATGTTTTACGTAACTGAGGATCATTAATAGGCATATACGGAGATTCATATATAGCATCTATACTTTCTCCATCTAAGCTTGTACCTTGATCCATTTTATATACGTACCCATCATTGTTAGCAAAAACACGAAACTCATCTTCTCCAATAAATTGTGAATCAGCTACATTTACTTTAAATCCTTGAAGAGTTGCCCATTGAAAACCTTGACCCCCTTGATCAATAAACTTAGTTCCCAACACACCCTTAGATATTTTTGATTGTTCACCATCTACATATGCAAATAGTCTGTATTGTGCTTTAGCTCTTATAACCATGCTACAAAAACTAGAGGCATAATCTTGTAACTTATTTACTGTTGGTCTTATATTTTTTGAAGCTACATCAATACCAAAGTCACCAATACGATCTGTTGAACTTAATGTTCGTAACCCATCAGGGCCAAGAAACATAACATCTGCACCCACTTCTTGAATAGTATCAGCACTTAAACACCCTAAGTCTTCTGTAATTGCACTAACAACAAAGTCTGATGCGGTGTTTCCTGTAAGACGCATAATCTTATCTAAGGCAAATATAATTAGTTGATCTCGAAATACTATTAAACCTGTTATTTCGGAGCCTATACTAATACTACCTGCACCACTTGAAGAAGTAAAGTCAGTAGGGGCGAAAGGAGCACTAAAAATTAACTCAGTACCTACACCATAAAACATAGTACTTTTAAATGTACATACATGACTAGCTCCTTCAACAGGATCATTACTAGTGGAGCTTGTTACGTATGTTAAACTATTTGCTGCACGATCATATATAGCAGGAAAGTTAACACCATCAACAAAACATATTTTGTATGCGTTGCTAAAATTAAAACGAGCCTGTCTTACTTTAGTAAAGCTAGTGTTAGATGCGGTTCCTAGAGAAGTCCAAGCAGGACTAGAGTCAGTAGCATTTGCTATAAAATAAGTACCACCTCGTACAGCTATAACTTTTTGATTATTGTCTTGTTGAACAATAGCCAAGCCTTTTACTGCTCCACTACCTGTTAAAGCAGCATTAATAAACTTAGTATACCCTGATACCTTTTTGTAACCTCCATCAAGAGAAGGTTCAAAGTTTTGTAATTGATTAGCTGAACCCACATTATTAATCCCTTGTTGTAAAGGGCTAATGTTTGTAATCAATCCACCAGTAAAAGGTACAGGAAATGTTTGCCACTGTGTAGCCATAGTTGTTAAACTCTTAAGCCAGAAGATTTTCTATTTAAAACAGTTGATCGTACATATTCATATCTGTTTATGTATAAGCTACGCATATATTTAACACCTGTTTCAAACTTACCCTGAGCTATTTGTGAAGCTTGAGTATCACCCCTGAACTGGTAAGCATAAAACATAGCACCATCTACTATAATATGTTTAAATTCAAAAGGTACATTTGGTACATCATCATGTAATTCAAGGGATACAGGATTGCGATAATACTCGTATATTAACTCGTATGCTTTATCAGGAGTAGGTAGAAGAATAAACTCCTGGCTAGGTGCACGTACTACATTAGTAGGAACTGTTCTCATGTCTGCATTAGAGTTATATTCATAATCAACGTGTTTGTCAAGGTATTCCTGATAATCCATTGATTTTAATTTAGTAGTGCCGACATCTAATGTCGTGTTCTTTTTAATACGAAAACTATTTATGTCAATAAGTTTAGCATCCGTAGGATAGTCATAACGAGTAACACCAGCAGTAAGAGTTTCCTCTTCTAATACATGATTCCAAGGCCAGTTATATTCTTCATGATTAATATGACGTAATGAAGCATTTACAGAATCTTTAGCTGTATTGTAAAATCCTGAAGCAGCGGCAAAGTTGGTGCTGGATAACTCTACTTCGTTCAACCTACGATTTACTTCGTTTACAAGTCCTATAAAATTATATGCCATTACTTATTCCTTACACGTAAACGAACTTTACGTTCTACTACTAACCCATTAGAATCTGTTATTCTACAATTAAATTGATATTGTATGTTATTACTACCAGAACCTAAACGTGCTGTAGCAATACTGTCTGTATTTGTAGCTGATACTAATTGTATACCGTTAACAAGTTGACCACTAGGAGTTAGCTGTGTTTTTACACCGTCTGCATCATCAACGAACCATGTAACACTGCTGATAGTTGCACCACTAAGAAATCGTGACCAATCAATGCTATAATCTATTATTTCATCAGGGTCTTTGTTAGGCCATTTAAGAGACATTATTATTATTCCTATGCTGCGCGTACATATGCTGTATTACCTAGTGTGCTGTGTTCACCAATATAAACGGTACGATCCCTACTATAGTTATTTTTAATTGCTTCATAATCAAACTGTACAGCATTGATAGTTTCATTACCTACAGTAAATGTTCCTTGAACTCCTGTTGGCACAACTACAGCCTGACAGTCTGGGGTAGCAGTTCCTAGTGAACCTGTACCTGCAACACCTGTGAGTGATAACACACATTTAGCTACAATAGTTACAGAACCAATAGAACCTGTAGCTTGCAATCCAGTAGGTACATTAGTTGAACCACCTTTACCTACTGCTGCAGTTATTGCACTTGTACCTGCTACACCTGTTATTGCTATGTTAGCATCTGAAGATGATGTAATTTCATCTCCGTTAACAGAAGGGTCATCCGTAATACAAGTAGCTGATACACCTGTTAATGCTACGTTTGCATCACCACCAAATGTAATGCCATTGACTGCACCTGTACCTGCTACACCTGTTACTGATATTACAGTACCTGCACCGCCAGTAATTGCAATAGCACCTAATGCACTTGTACCCGATACACCTGTAACACCGTGTGTTACTCTACCTTGCT